ATTAATATATGAGAATAGGATTTTGTGGAACAATGAGTGTAGGAAAAACTACACTAGTAAATGCATTAAAAGAATTACCTGATTTTAAAGATTATCATTTTAGAACAGAACGTTCTAAGTATCTTATGGAAATGGGTATCCCCTTAAATACAGATAGCACTTATAAAGGACAATTAGTTTTTACAGCTGAAAGAGCAGCTGAATTAATGCAAGAAAAAATTATAACTGATAGAACTATTGTTGATGTTATGGCTTTTTCTAATTTATCTACATCAATGAAGGACTATGAAAAATTCCACCTAAATTCAACTTTATTTCATTTAATAAAAGAATATGACGTTTTATTTTATGTTTCTCCTGAAGGGGTCGAAATAGAAAACAATGGAGTTAGAGAAACAGACGCAGAATACAGAATGGCTATCGATAAAGAAATAAAATTAATTATAGGAATGCATAGAAGCAATACTCCTACAATTAAAGGTACTGTAGAAGAACGTATAGAGCAAGTCAAGAACGCCTTAGTTCAATATGTATAACATATAATATGGCTCAACAAAATATAAAACAAATCATAAAGCAAGAGTACATTAAATGTGCTCAAGATCCAGTTTACTTTATGAAAAAATACTGTTATATTCAACACCCAACAAGGGGTCGTATTCAATTTAATCTTTTTCCCTTTCAAGAAGGTACATTAAAATTACTTCAAAAGAACGACAGAAGTATTATTTTAAAGTCTAGACAGTTAGGTATTTCAACTTTATCCGCAGGTATTTCATTATGGATGATGTTGTTTCAAAAAGATAAAGCAATATTAGTTGTTGCAACTAAACAAGACACAGCAAAAAACTTAGTTACAAAGGTAAAATTTATGTATGACAATTTACCTTCTTGGTTACAAATTGGTTTTGTCGAAAAAAATAAATTAGCATTACGTTTAACTAATGGTTCCCAAATAAAAGCAGTGTCAGCAGCAAGTGATGCTGGTAGATCAGAAGCAATTTCTTTATTAATTATTGATGAGGCTGCCTTTATTGAGGAAAATAGAATTGAAGACATTTGGGGTTCGTCACAACAAACATTATCAACAGGGGGTAAAGCAATTGTTTTATCTACACCTAATGGCACAGGTAACTTTTTTCATAGAATGTGGCTTAAAGCCCAAGAAGGAAGAAACGGATTTACCCCCATTAAATTACATTGGAGTGTACATCCTGAAAGAGACCAAATATGGAGAGACAAACAAGATGATGAGTTAGGTTTAAGAATGGCAGCACAAGAATGTGACTGTGATTTTACAACTTCTGGTAATACAGTGTTTGATGTAGATCTTTTATCTTACTATGAAAAAACTTTTATATGTGATCCTGTAGAAAAAAGGGGTATAGCGGGTGATTTACATATTTGGGAATATCCTGACTATTCAAGAAAATATTTAATTGTAGCTGATGTAGCTAGAGGGGATAGTAAAGATTATTCTGCTTTTCATATTATAGACATTGAAGAAGCTAAACAAATTGGTGAATTTAAAGGTCAAATTGGTACTAAAGAATTTGGACATATGTTAGTTGCAATTGCAACTGAATATAATAATGCATTACTTGTAGTTGAAAATGCTAATATAGGATGGAATACAATTCAAGTAGTAATTGATAAAGGTTATCAAAATTTATATTATTCACCCAAGGGGGATGCAGCTACAAGCGCAGAAGCATTTTTAGCTAAAGGGTATGATATAACAGACACAACAAAAATGGTTCCTGGTTTTACAATGTCAATGAAAACTCGACCATTAACTATAGGTAAATTAGATGCTTATATGAGAGAAAAGTCAGTAGTAATTCAAGGACATAGAACTATGGAAGAACTCCGTACTTTTATTTGGAAAAACGGAAGAGCAGAAGCACAAACAGGATATAATGATGATTTAGTTATGTCCTTAGCAACAGGATGTTATGTAAGAGATACAGCTCTTAAATTTGCACAACAAGGAATAGATTTAACAAATGCTACTTTAAAAAATTGGCAACGAAGTGGAGCAGGTGTATACACAGGGGGGACAAATAAAAAGGACGCAGGTTGGACTCAAGATATAGGAGATAAAGGACAACAAGATTTGACTTGGCTTCTTTAATATATTTATAACAAACAAATAAAAAATGGCAGATACTAGTTTATTTACAAGATTACAACGATTATTTTCAAGCGATGTAATTATTCGAAATGTAGGAGGAAAACAATTAAAAGTAATGGATACGGGTAGGATCCAAAAATATGGAAACCTAGCCTCTAATTCTCTTTATGATAGATTCACACGTTTACATAAACCTGTAGGATCTTCATTACAATATAACCCTACATTAAATTATCAGTCAATGCGACTTCAGCTTTATAGTGATTATGAAGCTATGGACCATGATCCTATTATAGCCGCAGCTTTAGATATTATGTCTGATGAAACTACAGCAAGAAATGAGTATGGACAAGTATTAAATATTAATTCAACTGATGAAAATATAAGAAAAGTATTACACAACTTATTTTATGATGTTCTAAATGTAGAATTTAATTTATCTACATGGATTAGAAATATGTGTAAATATGGAGATTTTTATCTTAAATTAGAAGTATCTGAAAAATTTGGTGTTTATAATGTTATACCTTTATCTGTATATGAAGTAGTAAGAGAAGAAGGAACAGACCCTGACAACCCATCTTACACTCGTTTTACACTAGATCCAAATGGTTTAGCTTCAGGTGCAACAAACACAATTAGACGGGATCAATTCCAATTAGAAAATTATGAAGTTGCTCACTTTAGATTACTTACAGATTCTAATTATCTTCCTTATGGTAGAGCATTTTTAGAACCAGCTCGTAAAGTATTTAAACAGTTAATGTTAATGGAGGATGCTATGTTAATTCATAGAATTATGAGAGCTCCTGAAAAAAGAACATTTTACATTAATGTAGGAGCTATTCCTCCAGAACAAGTAGAACAGTTTATGAAAGAAACTGTTAGTAAAATGAAAAAAACACCTTATATAGACCAACAAACAGGTGATTATAACTTGAAATATAATATGCAAAATATTTCTGAAGATTTTTATATACCAGTAAGAGGTAATGACAATTCAACTAAAATTGAAACAACTAAAGGTTTAGATTATGACGGAACAACAGACATTGAATATTTAAAAGCTAAAATGATGGCTGCTTTAAAAATTCCTAAACCATTTTTAGGTTATGAAGAAGGAGTAGAAGGAAAATCAACATTAGCCGGTATGGATGTTAGATTTGCTCGTACCGTTGAACGTGTTCAAAGAATTGTAGAATCAGAATTAACTAAAATTGCGTTAGTACATTTATATTCACAAGGTTTCACAGATGAACAATTAGTAGATTTTTCTTTAGAATTAACTACACCTTCTATTATTTATGAACAAGAAAAGGTTGAATTATTTACAGCAAAAACAACAGTAGCAAAAGAAATGTTAGATGGTAAATTATTTAGTAAAGATTGGATTTATGAAAATATATATGGTTTATCTCCTGATCAATATTCTTTAGAAAAAGATATATTAATAGATGATGCAATGCAATCATTTAGATTATCTCAACTTGAAAATGAAGGAAATGACCCAACAGAATCAGGTATGTCATATGGTACCCCTCATGATTTAGCTTCGTTATATGGTAATAAAAGAGATAAATCAGTAGGCCCCGCTCAAATACCAACAGGATATGATGAAAAAGATCCAGGACGTCCAGTTGAAAAACCTCAAAATTATGGTTCAGATAAAAGTAATTTTAGTAGAGACCCATTAGGTAAAAAAGGACAATCACCACCTAGACCTCCTAAACCAACAGAAACCAATAAAGTTACTACATTTGAAGCTAAAAATATAAAAAGATCTCTTCAAAAACTCCAAAATAAAAACCAAATCTTAACAGAAGGAGATAATAATGGAATGTTATCTGAAAAAAATATTAAGTCTTAAGAATAGTCTTATATTTATATACGATAAATTCGAATTTATAAAAATATGAAAGTAAAGCATTCTAAGTACAAAAATACTGGGATTTTATTTGAACTTCTTACTAGGCAGTTGACTTCCGACACTATTACAGGAAATCAAACAAAATCATTGTCTTTTTTGAAAAAACACTTTAATTCTAAAACAGAATTATTAAAAGAGTATAAAATATATCATACATTAGCTACACAAAAGTATAACAAAGATAGTCAAGCTACAATGTTAATTGATACTTTGTTAGAAGCGCATGGAAAGTTAAATAAAAGTCAGTTAAGAAGAGAAAAATATAATCTTATTAAAGAAATTAAAGAAAGTTACAACGTAAATGATTTCTTTAAAGCAAAAATAACAGATTATAAAGTAATGGCATCCATTTTTAATTTATTAGAAAATAAAAAAGCCACAGCACTATCAATAGTTAATTCTAAAGTAAATATTTTAGAACACATTACTATAAAACCAACAGTAGCTAAAAAAGACACAGTTTTAGAAAACTTTAGCAAACAAGACAGTGACACTAGATTACTAACTTACAAAGTCTTACTTGAAAAATTTAACAGTAAGTATAGTGGTTTACAAGACAACCAAAAAACACTCCTAAAAGAATATGTTAACAGCGTTACTAATAGCCCTGCTCTTAAGTCTTATCTCAACCAAGAAATCAAAGAAGTTAAAAAAACTATTACAGGATATTCTAAAAAAGTTGAAGATAAAGCAGTAGTCGTAAAATTAACTGAGACTAGAGACATGATTAAACCATTATGTAAAAAATCATCTGTAAATGATGATAACGTTATTAACTTGCTTAACTATTATGAATTAGTAAATGAGTTAAAAACAATCCATGGTTAGTCTTACTGA